GAGAACCCGTGGCGGTATGGCGGGCTGACGCGCAACCTCCAGGTCGACGACCTACTGGCCGTCACCACGATCAAGATCGACGAGGACCAGGACGGCACGTTCGATGAGAGCGCCCTAGCGACGACGGAATACGAACTCCTGCCCCGCAACTCAGAGCCGAAGCGCACCATCTCGATGACCGACTACGGCACGACCTACGCATGGCCTGCCAGATCACGGGTGCAGATTGTCGGACGGTGGGGCTACTCAGACGACACGAAAGCCGCGGGTGCCCTGGCCGAAGCGCTGGACACGAGCGAGACCGGCGTTGACGTGACCGACGCTTCATTGATCGACGTGGGCGACACCATCCTCGTGGACAGCGAGCAGATGTTCGTGTCTGAGCGCTCGACGCTGACTACTGGGACGACCCTCAACGACACGCTCACGGCAGACGAGAACGATGTCACCGTGACTCTGGCCTCTGGTTCAGCGGTGAAGCAGGGCGAGCTTATCCTGCTCGACTCTGAGTTGATGCTGGTCGTGGCAATCAGCGGAAACAACCTCACCGTCAAGCGTGGCATGGACGGCTCTGTGCTGGCCGCACACTCGACGGGCATCACGGTCTACGCCTTCCGCACCCTGACGGTCGTTAGAGGCGTGAACGGCACGACAGCGGCTTCTCACGACACAGCGGCGCCGATTGTGAAGTACGTCCCGCCGTCTGACATCCAGGAGTACGTCACCGCCACCGCCATTGCTCACATCAAGCAGATGGAGTCGGGCTGGACGGGGCAGATTTCCGGCGGCGAGGGTGGCGTCGAGGTGCGCATGGTCGACCTCTTCTACCTCAAGCGCTCCATCGTCGAGAAGTACGGGCGCGTGACCTTATGAGCGGGGTGAAGTTCTCGGTTAAGACAGAGGGGCCGTTCTTCCGTCTAAAGGGCCAGCCCCTGAAAGACGCTGGTGCTGACACCATCCAGGACTTGATCAAGGAAGGCGAGGCGAAGGTCGAAGCGCAGCTCTACCCCGGCCACGGCGTGCTAACGGGAGAGTACAAGGCGTCGGTAACACGGGAGTTCAAGCGTCGGTCCCGTGCTGTCATCGGTTACGGCAAGGTCTCGGGCGGGTCTGAGTCGCGCGCCCTCGCCATCGTCGGGGCATGGCTTGAGGGCGGCAGCACTCGGCGCGAGGGGACCCGGTTCAAGGGCTACGGGATGTTCCGTAAGGCCACGGCTCACCTGCGCAAGGTGGCGAAGACGATGGCGGGCAAGCAGTACGCGCGCGCCGTGAAGAGGCTCACCTGATGGCAGCGACGACGAACCGCGCGACGTGGATCCAGATGCGCAACCACCTCAAGGCGATGGGCGGTGTAGCCGACGCCGTGATAGGCGAGCCGAAGTCTGTCATGAGCGCCGGCACGGTCGCGATCATTCCCTCGGATGGCTCCGTAGACGAGACCGTACTGAACGCCCCGCGTGAGGTGCATTCGCTCACCTTGAGGCGATTCGAGAACGCCATGCAGGAACCGCTCGAGGACACCGAGTTCAAGCTCGACGCGTGGCGGGCGAACATCGCGGAGGACTTCTTCGGCGACTTCACCCTCGGCGGCACGATGGCCTACGCCCTGCCGACAGCGTTCAACTGGCAGTACGGCTACGTCACCTACAACTCGACCATGTACCGCTTCCTGGACATCAACATCGGCTATCGGGTCGACGACAGATCGACGTTCGCACCGTGAGGACTGACATGCCTAAGGACGATGTAAAGAAGCTGCGAGCACTCACCGCCATGGGCCTCCGTCGCTCTGCGGACCCGTCTCACCCCCAGTACGAGGAATGGCACGAGTGGAAGGCCGGCGCCGTATTCGTTCCACCGAAGAACCTCGACGTCAACAAGGCTCTGCGGCGGCGCATCGCGGAGGAGGTGAAGTAGTTGGCTAAGCAGTCAGGACTCGGAGACAACCTCTACGTGGGCGGCTACGACATCTCTGGCGACGTCGGCGCGGTGCAGACGATCAACGCATCGCAAAGCCTGCTCGACGTGACCGCGATCAATAAGAGCGCGATGGAACGTCTCGGCGCCCTGAGAGATGGAGAGATCAGTTACTCGAACATCTTCTTCAACGACGGCGCAGGGCAGGCTCACGCCACTCACAAGGCGCTACGGGCGGGCGCAGACGTCCACGCTATGTACTGCCGGGGCACGACGCTGGGCAACCATGCGGCGTGTCTTATCGGCAAGCAGGTCACCTACAACCTGAACCGAGGCGCTGACGCGTCCCTGCTAGGTGACGTGCAGGTCCTTGGCTCGGCGGGCTACGGCCTCGAGTGGGGCCGGTTGCTCACCGCTGGCAAGGTCACGAGCACGGCAGACGAGAACATCACTTCGGTCGACATGACCGCGGCCGGCACTCAGGGCCTGGTGGCTTACCTGCAAGTGTTCTCGCTTACGGGCAACGACGCGACCTTCACGTTGCAGGAGTCGAGCAACAACGGTGCCGGTGACGCCTTCGCTGCTGTCGTCGGTGGCGCCTTCACTCAGGTCACTACAGCACCGAACACACAGCGCATCGCCACGGCGGCTATCGCAGTCGAACGCTATCTCAGGGTCGCGGTAACAGGCGACTACACAAACGTCGTCTTTGCAATCGCAGTAATCGTACCGGGCGCACACGGCACGGTCTAAGGAGGAAGGCAATGGCTAAGGAATCAGGTATCGGGTTCACGGTGACAATTGACGAGAGCGACGGCAACGCCCGCGACATCTCGAACGACGTCACGTCGCTCCAGTTCAACACATCGCAGGGCCTTCAGGACATCACCGGCCTCGACAAGAGCGCCATCGAGCGTCTGGGTCTCCTGCGTGACGGAGAGCTGACCCTGACGGGCGTGTTCAACGACGACTCCAGCAAGAGCCACGAGGTGTTCAAGGACTACTACACGCCCGTCTCTGGCACCTTCGGGCGCACCGTGACGCTCGCCATCTCGGGGCAGACCGTCACGATGGACATGGCGATTGAGTCCTACAACCTCAACCGCGGGTCTGACGGTTCGCTGGTGTGGACGGCAACGCTTCGGCTCGACTCGGGCACGACGCCTACGTGGAACTAAGCGATGGGATTCAGGCGCGAATCACGCCGCATCACCCTCGCCTTCGATGACCCGGACCTGAACGGGCTGGAGGTCGTTACCAGGAGCGTGCCGCTGGGCACGTTCATGGCGATGCTCGACTCGTCCTCGGACGCAGCGAAGACCACGCAGCTCTTCCAGGACTTCGCGGATAACGCGCTGCTCTCATGGAACCTAGAAGCTGAGGATGGCACACCCGTCGAGCCGACGCTGGCCGGCATGAAGACGCAGGACACGGACTTCATGTTGACCATCGTTAAGACGTGGCTAGATGCGATTGGTTCGGCTACCGGCCCTTTAGTCGGCGCCTCGAGCAATGGCAACACCTCGGACTACCAGCATTGAAGCCGTGGGAGTTGACGGAGGCGGAAGCAGTGCTCGGTCTGTGCGACCGCTTCCACAAGCTCCCCAGCGAAGTGCTGAACGAGGACGCCTCGTTGCTCTGGTATCTGGATGTAGCGGCAAAGGGTAAACGGGAGACTAGTGGCTAACGACATCACCATCCGCGTTACCGCCAAAGACGACGCCTCGCGCGTCCTGGATGGCGTTGACAAGAAGGCAAAGGGCCTCGGCTCTACCTTCGCGTCCGTGGGGAAGATCGCGGGCGGGTTCCTTGCGGCCAACGTTATAGCGGGTGCAGCGCAGAAGGTCGTCGGGTTCCTCACGGAGTCCGTCAAGGCTGCGTCTGACCTCGGCGAGAGCATCAACGCCGTGAACGTGATTTTCGGCAAGTCGTCACAGACGATCCTCGATTGGGGCAAGAACAACGCCACGCAGTTCGGCCTCTCGCAGCGGGCGTTTAACCAGCTCGCAACACCTCTCGGCGCGATGCTCAAGAACGCGGGCCTTGAGGACTTCGCAGACCAGACCATCAACCTCACCGAGAGGGCGGCAGACATGGCGTCGGTGTTTAACACGGACGTGGCC